ACAGTGGTTGACGAAACCTCCCCTAAATAGGGGTATCATACGAGGATGATGTCTATATACATAAAAGCCTCTATACTACATATAGTATACAAAAACATAGATATATGGTAACCAGAAATGTATAGAAAGATTTATTTTATGTGCAGGATTCAGCCGCACAGTGGGATTGTTCTGAACTCTCCATGTCCTCAAAGCCATAACGCTCATTCCACGACTTAACACGGTCATCAAATGATACATTGAGCATTGAACAGAGATTTTCAATCTCTGATTTTTTGGCTACACTCTGCATTTGGGCTTGGCGATGGTTATAGATCTTTCGACCATGAAAAAACCATTCGCGAATTGCTCCATCAATACAAGTAGCAGCGAGTTCCTGTTTAGTAAGTGACTTAGATTTAAGATTGGCATGTAAACTTTTAAAAATGGACTCTTCATCAAGAGCTCCACAATGACGTTTCAATTCGGGAATAAACACGTTTTTCCTTTTCAGAAAATCGGCATCTTCATCCTTCATATAAGGTGTCGGTGTTGAAGTTTTATCGGGCATTGTAAATTTCATGTCACGATCGGCAAAGAACTTTGCAACAGAGATGTGATTAAATTGATCGAAACCAGCTTTAACAGAACTCTTTGCATCATCCCCGTAGGTTCCCAATGCACACACAGAACGAAAAGTGTGTCCAGTAATCATGCTAAAAAAGGCACAACGGAACAAAATGGAATTGCCAATACTATTAATGTAAACAGTTAAGTTTTGACCTGAGGGATTAGAACCAACAAATTGCAACAAATCACCATTAAAGGCAATAGTCGGATAGCAAATGTCAGTCGCAATACCAGTCATAATAGTCAAATCTTCTTCGGAATAACCACATTTTTTAACCAAGGCAATTAATACCTTAAAGGAGGCCATCGTGATTTGTGCTGGCATACGTAGATCATACTTACTATAATCTCCAGCTAAAATCCGGTCTTTGCCATATTTTGCAATATGTGCCTGAAATTCTTCCCAATCGGGACCCATACAATTTAGGCCAACCGCACATTCAGAAAGTTCAGGGAACAATGAAAGAAATCTGGCAACAGGAAGAAAATATTTCCTAACTGCCAATTGCAAAACAATGGGGGCTGCTTGAAATACACGCACCTTATCCTTGTCCAAAGGGGTCGGTTCATCCTTAAGGCAAGCCTTAAAAACAGGATGATAACGTGTACCGCTACTCCAAGCTGAGATAGCGGTGTCGAACTCACTCCAAATCATTGGGTCCAATTCTGCAGGACATGCAAAACCCTCGAAATCATCGGGATCTAACAATGTCAAATAATTAGATTTAGGACCGGAAAGGGGATAACCTACCGATGTATTAGGTGGCATTTTATCAATGAATTTCTTCCCATCAATTCCACACACAGTGGCCATTTTTGATAAAGGTTGAATATCCATTTGGAGATGAGGTCGTTGATGTAACAACTCTAGAAGAGGTTTTAGATAATCGGTTACAGCTTGATCCATAAGAGTGGGTTCAATACCACAAGATGGTTTGCTAGAATATTTAAGAGATTCCAGCCAAGGGTTTCCGAGACCAAATTTAGGTTTCCCCCATTTCTGAGCTACGCCACACACAGCAGTGACAGATGCAGAAATAAAAGAGGGCACAACTTTCGAATAATAAGTCGCTCTGCCAGAGCAAGAACCATAGACTTCCATATTCGGAGTAGTTTCATCAACAACAAGTTTATTCACAGGACTTTTAAAGTGAACAGCTTGTTCTTCCAAAATCTTT